CTCATTACCTCTATCTCATCACCAATGAAGTCTTCGATACCTCCGTTGACCGCCAGCTCGATGATCTCATTAGCTAACTCTAGAGCTAACCCGTCCCCAGCCGAAGTCATCATCACTTCCCCAGTTTCGTCATCAATCTCAATGTGAATGCTTGCTATCATAAAAAATATACCCCCCCCCTATTTTGAATTGGGTTTTATTGGAATCAATTGTATGTCAGTGCCCACTTCAACCCACTGTGGATTTTGTATACCCCCCACCCCTGTTTTTTCTGATAATTGAGTGTCAGAAATACTATGCAAGTGCCCAGCCGTAACATCGGGACAATTTGGGGGGTGCCCACTGGCAGGGGGTCGGTTTTCCTGGTTTTCCTGGGGCTGGGCCGCTTCCTGGGAGATGGAAGCCGCTTCCTGGGAGCTGGGATCATTACCTGGCAGCTGCTTAATCTCTACCGCCTGGACATCCTCCGCCTGGATCTCTTCCAGGAGCTGGGCCGCTGATCGCTTCGCTGAAGATCTTAGGCTGCCGCTGTTATTGATTGCAGCCTGGACAGCAGCCAGGAGCTGATCCTTCAGGCTGGAGCTGTCGACACTGTGCACCACCTCCCGCCGCTCACTGAAGAGAGCTACCTCTGACATCCTGCCCACAAGTTCCAGGGCCTTGAGCTGCTGGGCGGGGGCCACTTCGTCATTCAATGCCAGGCTGGCAAGCTTTTGGATTGCCATCTCCCTTAAACGAGCGGGCAGAAGATATTCCTGAGCTGCTTTGTACGCTTCCAGGGCCGCTATGTAGGTGCTCACTGCGGGCTGGCTGGCCACCTTCTGAGCTGAGCGGGCCGCCGTCTTACTTTTGCCCTTGTGATCATAGGCCCTTCTGTATGCTTCCGTTTTATTCCCAGTCTCTACAACCTGGTGAGCGAAGGCCTTTTGCTTTGGGGTAAGCTTTACCCCGTTAGGGCTGGCAGCTCCCAAGAGCACCCGCTCAATCGGGACCTGTTCCAGGCCTTCGGCGATCTCTTTTCTACTAAGTTTTTTCACGGGTATGCTATAGGTCTATTCATACCTTGAGAGTATAGCGGCCTTTGCCTGGTTTGCCAGGATGGGGACAATGAATAGATCTCTACCTGGGAGCTGGTCTCTTCCTGGTATCTATTCCCTTAGTGTTTTCTCTACCTGGTGAGCAGCTGCTGGCCTGTCGTGCTTCGCACTATTGCCGCCGCCTTCGGCTGCCGACCTGTTTTCTGCTGCCAAAATGCGAACCTGGGAGGCCTGCTTTTTATTTTTGTGGGCCGTTGATCAGAAGCAGCAGCTCCTGGGCCGCCTTCAAGGCCTTTATTTATAAGGTTTCCAGGATCTCAAAAATAATTGTTTACAGTAAACTAATTTATTTGATAAGATCACCAGGTGAATGCATGGGGCATTCATCTACTTACTGCTAGGAGGTTTCAAAATGGAATGCAAACAAGTGCAAGAGCTGCCGCTGGGAGAGTACGTTAAACGCAAGGAAGACGCTGCGAAGGTTTACCGCCGTGGGCCGTATGATCGCACCCTGGGCCGCTATCTGCTGGACGATGTAGAAGACATCTGCAGGGGGATCTACATTAAAAAGGGTACGCCCTTATATTTTGGTTTTACTTACTAGGCTGGGGACAATATGACTAAAAAATTATCTAATCAGGATCTGCTGGTCATCCTAAGCGGGATCACCTCCGACACTGTAGGCAAGCTGCAGCGGGGCCAGTATGTTATCAACGCAATAGAAGAGTATTCCAGGAGGCTGCACCAGGAAGGTCAGCGGCCTGACAATGAATGGCCCCAGGAATGGCTAGACTGTGCCAGTCGCTGCTTAGCTGCTATCGGGAAGGCTAGATCATGAGAGCCGATATCGTAAGAGTGAAGGCCGCCCAGGTGAGGCCTGGGCATACTATTTGTTTTCACAATTCCAGGATGGATTATAAGGTGGAGGCCGTGGAGGATACCCGCCTGGGAGGTATTCGCTTCCGTCACGGATCCGCCTCGGATTGTGTAAAGCCTGGGGATTATGTATTCATTAAAAAGGGGGATTTATGAGAGATAAGGCCGCCTGGATCCAGGAATATTCAACAGCTGCCACCTGGGAGCTGGAGGGCATTATCATGGCCCTAAACATGCTGGGGGGGTTTTTAAACAGCGAGGAAGATGATATCCGCCTGGCTGCTGCTCGTGCTGTATTTAATCAACGCAAAAGGGGGAAATAATGGATTATTTAAAAGGGTTTATTCAAGAGTTTAGCGACCTGGCTGCTGCCGTTGTTTTATCCGTGGTCCTGGGTAATCTTGCCCTGGCTGCTTTTAATCATTTTGGAATATAGGGGGATTTATGAAAGACTTAGATTATTTTTTTGAAGTATCAGGACGGGCTAAAACCCTGGATATTCACTTATCCAGTAATTTCTACCCGCCTCTTCCTGGGAGCGTTAAGAAGGTTTTCCAGGATGCTTTCCAGGGATATTGGGCTGGTTTATACGGCGTACCAGGGCTGGAGAAAGAGCTGAGCCGTGTTTATAAAGGCCGCTTGGATCAGTACGATTTTTGGCAATTCCTGGATGAGTGGGACCTGGAAGGGGATCATTATGAATGAGCAGCTCCACGATTTAATCCAGGACACGATCCGCAGCCATTACGTTGCAGAGTATCGGGACCAGGTGCAGGATGCCGAGGCCCTGGGCGTGATGATTGCCCAGTATTTTGAATGGGACGGGATCAGGATCCTGGACGCTTTCCAGGCTGCCCTGACTGATGCCAATTTTCACGGCATAAGCCAGGCCATTGATGAGATTAGAGAAAGGGAAGATCTAGCATGATTAAAACCATGACCAGGGCCGCTTATAACGCCCTGCCCGATGGGCTAAAGATGAGAGACGAAGGCCGCAATTTTTGCCTGGAGATTGATCCAGTGACTTGCGAGGCTAAATTTTATTTAGTTATTTTTGAGGGGGAATGATGATTAGATTATCAGAGACTAGTAAGCTGGACGGGATTAAAAGCTGGAGCCTGCAGGCCCGTGATACATGCCCTGGATCAGTAGTTAAGGGGCAGCTGGTGCCCGCTTGTGCTGGCTGCTATGCCGTAGGCGGAAATTATCGCTTCCCTAATGTAAAGCAGCCCCGCCTGGAAAATCAGGAAGACTGGAAGCGGGCCGACTGGGTCCAAGATATGGCCCAGGCCCTGGACTCTTCCCGATATTTTCGCTGGCTAGATAGCGGGGACCTGTACAGCCTGGAGCTGGCCCGTAAGGTTTTAAAAGTAATGGAGGCCACGCCCTGGGTAAATCACTGGCTGCCCACCAGGATGCACAAGTTTAAAAAATTCGGCCCAGTGTTCGAGAAAATGCAGCAGCTGCCGAACGTAGCCGTACGATTTAGCAGCGACTCAGTCACGGGGGAATATATCAAGGGCCTGCACGGGTCCGTGATTGTGCCCACGGCTGGGGACGTGCCACCAGGGGCCAAGCTTTGCGAAGCCTACAGCCACGGCGGCAAGTGTAACGGCTGCCGCTCCTGCTATGACAAAAAAGTGAAAGTAATCGCATACCCTGCCCACGGCAAGGGCATGCAAAAAATTATTAAATTGGAGGTTATAAAAAATGCAGCATAAAACCATTAAGCGATTAACCAACTGCCACCCGCTGGCCTTTTTAGTCATTATTGAGGCCACTAGGCAATTCTCTGCAGAAGTTGCAGCCAGTGATCCAGCAGATTATCCGCCCAGGGGTTTAGTTAACCCTGAGAGCTGGATAGAGGCCGCCAAGCAAATACAGCAGGCCCTGGCTTAGTTGTTTCTCTTAGGCCTTCCCTGGGGAGGTCTAAGGGGCTGCAATTGTGCCGCCGTTTAATTTAGGGGGATGTATGACTGATAAGCAGAAAATTAGCCGTGCCCTGGCCTTGGCTTTTGCCCGTGGGATCTTGGACGGGGAGCAGCTGGCCCTGATCTTGGAGCTGTACAGAAAATGAGCCGCTTAGACTATTGGCTGCTGGACCTGGTGCAGCTCTCCGAGCAGCTCCTGGCCTTCGGCCTGGTGATCGGGGGCCTTTATGCCCTGCTGCTGCTTTTCTCCTGGATTTACAGCTGGGGGGAAAAATGAGCGGGCGGGGAGGATTTTGTATTGACTCAAGGCGGTGGCGTTTTTTGAAAATGAATTTTACTTTTGGGAGAATTTGAAAATGGAAAAGCATTTAGTATTTTTTGGTCGTATGGAATTTGGGGATTTTGTCAAAGGCAAAGATCGATTTCCGATGGTGATCTTGCACGAGATTGAAGACCAGTTATTAATGACGGAGATGGAAGCAGACGATTTTATGACCGAGCATCATTATGATGGCTATCTGATCCCTGCATTATTTGAAGGTGAGATTGTATTTTCTAACAAGGAGGGTGGAGTGTGAATAAGTACATAGAGGAGCTGGTGACTGAGATGCTGTTTGATTTTAATGATTTAGCCCTGGGTCATGGCTATAAAGATATTGGCTATGACTCTAAGCAAGAATTTTTTAAAGAGATGAGCAGTAAAACCAACGAGCTGTATTCAAGACTATTAAAGGAGCAAGCATGAACCAAAATGATAAAGACGCAGCAAAATGGATGGAGGCCAATTCCAAGTGGCAGCAACGCCGCATGTATGAGGCTAAAGAGAATGGGGACGAGTACTACATAGATGATGCTGGCTATGTAATTATCAATAAAGACAAGGGAGAAAAGAATGATTGATAGAGACGCTTTACTTAAACGCTGTAAGGAATTGAGAAGCATGGGAAGCTTTGCTGATGCTATCGCAGAGGCCGCCTTGTGTGCTGACGATAAGAACCTAAAAATTCTGATGGATGCATTCCCCAAGCTGCTTAATCCTGAATACCCACGCTTTGCCAGCGAAGAGTGGTGGCTTAACGCCAAGCTTTTCGGCAATCACGCTTTGGAGTGCGGCAAATGAACCTAAGTAAATGCGGCGGTATGGTGCCAGTTTATGTGGGGGGCGAAAGCCCCTATAAGCTGGTGCCATTCCCGACCAGGGAGCAGTTTGATGCCATGTATAAGAGCAATAGCGTGATCTTGCGGGAGAAGTACTGGAAGATCCTCAAAAAACGAGCAGAAGGCCATACGTTACAATTCATTGGTAATGAACTTGTGCTCACTAAACAGAGGATCAGGGCTATTGAGGCAAGGTTTTTAAGGAAAGTAGCAACTTCTTTAATGACTGAGACGCTTTGAAATTGCCTACCCGCATATGGTAATCGTTGAAATCCTCCCCGATT